ATTCTCCGCCTGTCCAAGACGTACCGCAATCGCACGAACCCACTTCCACACGACCGATCGCTGCACTGGCCTAAGCCCGTCCTTAGCGGCCCATAATTGCCTGCCCAAGATGTTCCGTTACCGCACCATCCAATCCCCACCGAGACTGCGATCCCGCACGTCCCAGTCCGTCCTCAGTGGACCACGCCATAGATAACCGATCGAGAACGCTAGAACCCGCACTGATAAACGACTCTGATGCATTCTGACTGTACAGCAAGTAGTCACAATGATAGTATGTATACATAGAAACAAATAAATCACTTCACCCAATAGGTACCGTCATGACCGTCACATCCACAATCCGCAAAGTCCGCCTCGATAACGTATTCGCCAACCCTGACCAGCCCCGCAAGACCTTCAGCGCAGAGGCAATCGCAGAACTCGCCGCTTCGATCGAGGAGAACGGGATGATTCAACCCATCACCGTCGTCAAACGTCCCGAAGGCCGATTCATGATCGTCACTGGCGAACGTCGGTACCGCGCTCATCTTCTCCTCGGTGTCGATCATATCGAGGTCGCCATTAAGGACATGAGCGACGATCAGATTCGCGTCGCCGCCATTATCGAAAACCTCCAGCGGGTCGATGTTTCGCCCCTCGAACAAGCCCGTGCTTACCAGGCATCGCTTGAGTCGGGCATCGCCAACGACGAGGACGGCAAGCCCTGCATTAAGGTACTCGCCAAAAAATTAGGCGTCAAACAGCCCCACCGCATCGCCCATTCGATCGCGCTCCTCAACTTGACATTAGAGTGTCAGGTCGTGATGGAAAACGGTCAACTGTCTGGCAATCAGGCTTGGTACTTGGCTAAGTTAGCGCCCGAGAAACAGGCTCTCCTCCTCCAGTCCATTCGGTCAGGGGTCTGTGACACGGATACCAAGCTCAAGGCTTGTTACGACCGCTTCTGCCGCGAGGGTCAAGACGCTCACGTCAATTCCACCCTCGATCTCGGGGTGTTTGACACGGTGACTCAGCGCAAGGCAAACAACCTTCAGCACAAGCTCGAAGCACTCGCAGCGGCGATGGCTGATCTCGACTGCCACGAAGACTGGGACGCGATCGACGGCAAAATCCCCGCTTCCCAAGCCGCAGTGATGGCACTCGTCGCCAGGAATGTTGCTCGTACCGCCTGCAACATCCAGAAATCCATGGAACGTCAGTCGGTCTAACCGTCCCTCTACTAGCCGATCTTCAAGGTCGGCTTTTTGTGGCTATAATCGCCTGCCCAAGACGTACCGCGATCGCACGAACCCAATCCCACCAACAAGTGCGATCCCGTTTGTCCCAGCGCGTCCTTAGTGGCCTCCACGGATAGTTGATTGAGGACGCTAGAACCCTTATGGATAAACGATACTGATGCATTTTGACTGTACAGTAAGTAGTCACAATGATAGTATGTATACATAGAAACAAATAAATCACTTCACTCAATAGGTACCGCCCAATGCTCAAACCAAACATGACCGCCCAACACGAAGAAATGATTTCCGCGCTCTTGGCCCACGAAGGATTCACCTTCGACGAAATGGCACTCGTCAGCCTTGACTACGGGGATATGTCGGCGCATTACATCTGCCTAGAAAACGACGGCGAAGAAGAAGCTCAATACTTCTTCAGTCAGGTGTCAACCCAAGCTCTTCTCCGAGGCGTCGAGCGATCGGGAATGACTGGACTGGACGCGGATACGTTGATCGACTATATCGCCTTCAAAATCGGGGATTGGACGATGATAAAAGTCTAACCGTCCCGACATCAGCCGATCTCCCAAGGTCGGCTCTTCCATGGTCATCCCGCCTGCCAAGATGCACCGCACCAGCATGAACCCCATCACATAGACACTGCGATCCCTGTCTGTCCCAGCCCGTCCTTAATGGACTCCCCACAGATAATTGATATTGAACCCAAGACCCGCACGGATAAACGATACTAATGCCTTTTGACTGTACGACAGATGGTCACAATGGTAGTATGTATATATAGACAAATAAATCACTTATCACTTACCGGGTACTTCCAAATGACCAGCCTCGAAACGCTCAAGACTGCCTGCATCCAAGCCGATCACGATTATCAGTTGGCCTGTGGCGGTGGTGATGCTTACACGATGGGCAAGGCATCGGCAAAAGCGCGGCGGTCATTGGCTGCTTACTCCAAGGCCAAAAAAGCGGAATTCGACAAAACTTACACGCAGCTTGGGTCTGCCGGAGTTGCCTAATGCACCTCGAAACCACGTTCAGCAGCAATCCTCAGCTTGAAGCCTTTGCCCTTGCAAACCCTTGCAAAGTTGACGATATTTTTGAGACGATCGACGACGATCGAAAAATGTATGCGGTCGTCTCGGGTCATGGGGCTAATCCAGATCATCCAGAAACCTACTATCCAACGATCGATAACCTTGAAGCCAAGCTAGGCAGGCAATGGGAAGAATTATGCCACGTCAGGAAACGCCAACTTTGGCGAATGATTGAATCGGGAAGGTTGCCCATAGATAATTGATATCGCACACCAGAACCCGCACGGATAAACGATTCTAATGCCTTTTGACTGTACAACAGATAGCCAGAATGGTAGTATGTATATAAATGAATAAATCACTTATCAAAATCTCCAATGCACTATGACAAATTCCTCGGCAAACTCTCAGACGACGACCTCCGCAAGTTTGTGGGCGCGAATCCCTCAGTCCTTGAAAACCTGTTTGAAGATTGGGGCAGGGTCAAGAGGTACGCGATCGTCATCGACCATGGCGGGAATCCCGAGAATCCTTCTTCCTACTTCCCGGCAGCGATCATGCTGGAGGATTCGTTAGGCGGTGACTGGAGAAAACGCAGCACCCTCGAAGGCTAATTGAATTGCTCCGCAGCCAACCCGTCAGGTCATCCTTGGCGGGTTTTATTTTGGCCGTAAGTGGCCCCCACAGATAACCGATCTCGCACTCCAAAGTCATTACTGATAAAGGATTCAGATGCATTGTGACTGTACAGTAAATAGCCCCAATGCTAGTATGTATATAGATGAATAAATCACTTATTGGAGAGCATCGTGACCAATCTCGTTTCTCGAATCTTCCAAGACCAAGAAGTCCGCTTCGTCGGTACTCCCGATCGCCCTGAATGGGTGGCGGCTGACATCGTGGCAATTCTGTACCCGGAGGCAGACCGCCACAGCTACAGCAAATATCTCGAAAAGATCCAGCCCGAATGGAAGGGTAAGAAGAAAGTGACCACCCCTGGTGGAACCCAGTCTGTGACTACGATCTACGAACCGGGTTTCTACATTTTGATCGCTCGATCGAATAGTCCGATCGCTTTGCCATTCCAAAAATGGATGTTTGAGGAAGTGCTGCCTGCTATCCGCCGAGATTACTTCGGCATGGCCCCATCTGTCGAAGTAGCCCCAGACCCGGTGGCGTTTGGCGACCTCTCTTGGAAGGAACAGATTGCCGCCGCGATTTCCTTGGCAAGTGTTCCGGGTGCTGTAGATGCGCTGGCAATGCTCAAAAGTTCACCGCAAAAAGCAAAGCCTACCCAGAAGGTACCCGAATCGCGCCAAGCACCAAGAGAAGCGCTCTTCATCCCTGGTTGGTCTGATGGACCTAAGCCTAGAGGCAAGTGGACTGACGCCGACGTGATGCAGTACGTCCGTCTAAGGAACGCGGTGGAGCCACTCAGTATGGCCGATGCCTACCGCCTATCGCGGACGCTCCAACGCCAGAAAATCGGGGTGCATCGCCTAACCACTGCCATCTTCGCGCTTTGACACTCGAAAGCGCAAGGGTTGACCGGAAAGAAAGCCCTTGCGCCGCAAACCCTCTACAAGGTTCCTTCAAATGATCGCACGTATTCTCGGTCCACTCATCCTCGCCATGATGATCAGTGGATGCGGAAGCACTCCGCAGGCCACCACTCCGGCAGGGAAGCCGCCGCCTGGTACAGAGCTATGTCCTAATACCACTGGGCGAACCTTCTGCTAGAACTCATTATCTGTACATAGGCTGACCACAATGCTAGTATGTATACAGATACAAATTAACCCAATTCATCCAAAATTATGACAGACCTTAAAGCCTTGGCACAAGATATCTTAGACATTAAAGAAACCATTCAGGCAAAGAAAGCGGTCATCCAAGCTGCTATAGAAGTGCTGAGAACTGCACACGCGGACTTAAGCGAAGATGATTACAATCGGCTTAAGTCCGCAGAAGCATCCTTGACCAGCGCCCTAATGAATCTTGAAGATAAGTCTGAGGACGTTGTTGTAATTGAACTGGGAGAAAAGATGCTTGTATGCAAGCGGGACGATGAAGACAATACTGAGTGGACCATGTACGTTCCCCGAAAAGCCTAGCCCAAACATCACCGCCCTCCAAAAAGCCGATCGTAGCAATGCGATCGGCTTTTTAGTGCCAAATATCGTCCGGCTGTATCCAACTATCATCGCCTGTCAATTTCCAATCAACAGGCACTTTCTTTACGGGGTATGGGTTTGAGTGGCCTGTTTGCCCAATTGTCCACATTATCACCCGATCTAGAATTAGTCTCCCAAATATCGGTACCGAGGGTCAGCCTCTATCTCTCTTTTCATTCCTTAAGTAACGGTAAATTGGAGGTCGGGGTGGGTGATAATGTGGACAATTGCTAGTAAAGAGTAGGTTTAAATATATATATTATATATAACCCATATACAGCAAGGGTTTTGAGAGATGAGCACTGGAAGAGAGGGCGTATCCAAACCGCTGTCTAAATGTGGACAATATCATCAGCCATTTCAAAAATGACGCTAAACTAGATTCTTCCGCCAACGGTAAATAGGTGTCAGCGGGTGGTGATTGGGTGCTTAGGGACAGATGGTCCTGTCGGCGGTCAGAGTTGAGGCGAAGTAGAAGATCTTCAGTGTGGATGCTTCAGATTTGTTGGGCGTGGTGGTGTTGATGGCTTCAAGTTGCGCACCGCGTCTCTCTGGACCTTGGCCGATCGATTTGGCGGCGCAGTATTCGATCGCATCTGCCAACATCTGTTGCCGGACGTAGGGGCGATTGCTCTTCAGCTTCTCCATCGCTGCCTTGGCCTTGTCTGGGGCTGTGCCAGTGCGTTGAAGATTGCCGATCCAATCTTCCGCCCGGTCGAGGAAGTTGGACTGCACAGGCGAGTAATCGTAGGCACTGGCACCAGCCTGGAAAGAGAGCAGGAGCAGGAGGCAAGGCGGGAGAAGGATTCGTTTCATGGCGTCAAGTTGGATGAGTGGATTCGTCCAGCATCAGCGATCGATAGCACCACTCCAGAAAGCAAAGCCAAATCTTCATCGCCCCTTCATTGCCCACAGAGAACCGATCGCAGACGCATGAACCCAATCCCATAAGCGATATAAATACTCAAAGCATTGTGCTTAGATAGCCATAATGCTAGTATGTATGCATAGCCAAATAAATCACTTATCCCCAAGCAGTTATGAAATTAGCTCCAGACCAAATCAGAACCCTAAAAATTGCAATCAAGCGGGTAGGCGAGGCTGAGTTCGCGCTCGAAGAGAATGGACACCACCAAAAGAATCGAATGGCATTGGCTGATGAAACCGAAGGGATGCTGTCTGAGGTTCTGGGAGGATTGACTTCTTGGGCACGGACGCCGGAGCTGATGATCCGGACGCGAGACGGGAAGGAAATCCTCGTATTCGAGGCAGACGGTGAACTTCAGATGAGTGAGCCTTTGGAGGGCGATCCAATCCCAGACGAGGAGTGGGTGAAACTGCCAAGGGCCGTCCAGACCGTAAAGACTCTCGCGTCGGACTTGGCCCATGCTGCATGGAGTCTTAATGCCTCCGTCGTCAGACAGTCCGAGCTTAAGGAAGCTATACGACAGTGCATGAAAGGCGTCAGCCAAGTCCTAGACGATATCGGTTGCGAGGGAATCTACTACCTCAGTGATACCGAAGCAATCAAAATTTATTTGCACAGCAGCCTGGGAGTGAAGACACGTCGCTGGTCAATCATTGCTGCAATCTAGCAGTGCTTGGACTAATGTTGCTTTGCCAATAGAGTAGCATTAGTCCAAAATCGTAAAAAGTCCCAAAAGTCTAAGCGCTTTCGTGGCAAGGTGTTCAGGCTTCAATGATTATTCTTCCGTAACTTTTAGCGATTATCCCTTGTTTACGTGTAGGCAAAATGGTAATATGTGTATATATCGAAGTGAGGGGAACGCAGGTGGATTTGCAGATTAACGACGAAGGCTGGGTCAATATTACGGCGCTGGCAAAGACTCGGAATCACCGGACACAGCCGTATTTCGTACTGGACCGATCGGCTTCATTTTTGAATGCACTGGCAACGCATTTAGGAATGATGCCATTCAAGGCAACGGTGGGACGGTTTGGTGCGACATGGATGCATCCGTTAGGTGTGCCTGACTTTCTGTCTTGGCTCTGCCCAAAGATGGCGGCGGATTATGCCACTGGGACTGATGTTCGTTATCGCCGTGGATACGATGGGATTGATCCATTCTTCGGATGGCGCGATTTATTGAACAGCGATCGGCAGGCCCGAACAGTCCATCGTGATAGTCCTTTCTGGAATTTACTGCCAGCGGACGGCACAAGACATGACCCAGTGCTGCGGGAGATCTTCAATGCCGATCGCACTTCACTCCGGGCATTCCGGTTGTGTGGGGTTCATGGGAATGGAGATTGGCTTTATGTGGATGTCTCTTGGAGGACGCGGTTGCAGCCAATGGAGATTGATGCGATCGAGGTTCATTTGGAGACGGCTTACTCCAATGCGCTGCATGAGTGGAAGTACCTGGATACGTCACGCCCGGTCCTGGAGGCGTCGATACCCAAATCGTCATACCTCCAATTGTTAGAGCGTCGGGGTTTGTGTTTGACGCAAGCGGATGAATTGTTACGGCACTATTTACCCGAGGTTTGTTATGTTTGAATTTTTTGAATTGGTCATGTTTGGGGCATTGGCGGTTGTATCTGGGGTGGCTCTATTCAAGGCGGAGAATACGCCTCGGAGGGTTAAGCCTGTGGTGAAGTACGATCGAGTTCGTCGGCAGGCGTTGGAAGATTCCTGGGCCGCTGTTGATGTGGATGGAGAGTGGCTGTAATGGTTGTTGTTAAATATCTGGATGTAATCTCTGGGGCAATCAAAGCCCGGACGTATGGGTACGTTACGGCGATTCAGTATGTTGGCTGGGATGATGTTCCTGAGTTTTGTCTTCCGACGCCATTCGACAAGATTGGGACAGTTTGCGTTCAGACTCCGCCATCGCTGCCGATTGGATTCAAGATGAAACCTCATCCCAGTTGGATCGATTTGCGCGATCGTATTTTGGAGGGCTGGAAGAGTGCGACCTTCCAAGAATTAGATCAGAAGATGTTGGATGTGGAAACCTTGTCCGACATCACTCAATGCGATTGGGCAGGTGATGAATTCATCCCGTATCAGGAACGCATGGATTGGGTTGACTGGGCGTACAACTTCGACGATGCCTGGAGTGATCTGCCAGAGGCTCTAAGCCGCCTGTTTGAGGCTGCTGTCCCTCATACTCCGCCCCATGAATGCCGTGAGGTACTGCTCAAGAATAATACCGAGAAAGGCTTGGATTGTCAGCCGATCGGCAATCGGGTAATGCCTCCAAGCTTAGTGGATGTTTTGAAGTTGATGTTGGCAAAAGCTGAGGAGCAAGAAAATGAATAGCGCTTTAGTCCAGAATAGACAGACTGCTAATATAAAGATACTGCCATCGCAGGAAAGCCTTCAGGATTTCCTGACACGAACGGCAATGGAATTCAAGGCTTTTAAAGATGCAACTCCACGGTCGTCACTTCCCCATTGAGAGTGACAACGCGGTGGACGAATTGTTGGAATAGTCGCGTTTTCGCTTCGTCATTGGACAATGCATATTCCCAGTATTTAGAATCCGAGAAGATGGATGATAAGTCCTCTCGGATTCTTTCTGTTGTTTGGATTTTAGAATTCTCAGCAAACTCAAGTTTTTTGATCTGGAGTCTAATTTCGGTTATTGCGTCTGCGATGATTGGATTTTGACCTAAAGCCATTAGGCCGGATAGTTGGTCCCGCAGTTTGCTTAGTTCAGGCGAGGCGATCGTTGTCTGGATTACTTCAGTGTGCCTGAATTGTTCCACTTCCTTTGCTGCCTTCACCAACGCCTCCACGATCGCCGATTCGATCCGATCGTTCCTAACGGTACAGGTTTGGCTGCACGATCGGCTCATCGCATTCCGGCATTTATAGTAACTACGCCATTGACCTTCGCGGTACTTCGTGCCTTGAGCGCCGGATTTTCCGCCACATTCAGCGCAGTAGATCAGACCCGAAATTGGGTATCTTAATTGACCGCCATCGATCCATTTTTGGGTATTGCTTCTGGTACGGCTATTGATCTCGATGATGGCCTTAAAGCTGTGGTAATTTGCGTCGGTGAGCATCACCGATTCAGGATGAGTGTCACGGCGGATATCCCATTGCTCTTGGGGCAGGGTGCCCGAAAACTCACGCCTCCCACATTCGTCCAAGCCCAGCATTTTGCGGGTGCCATAGCTAGTGTGTCCTCGCAGCACTGGATTGAAGAGCCAGTTGCGCAGCCCTTTGTGGGTCCAGCTAAACTGCGCCCGGTTACTGGTGCGCGAAATTTGCACTGTATCCAAAGTCTCCTCATCCTCCAAAATGAATGAATGCCCGGTACCCGCCGCCCTGGGTACGGCCAGTGGTGTGATGCCATATTTCGTATGGATGATCTTGATGGCCGCACTTAGAGATTGAACCTGCTCAAAGATTGCGATCGTGTCCCTCGCAAGGTCGGCTTTTGATAGCTCAGATTTCGAGGCAAGAAGGCATACGAATAGGCGATCGTCGAAGGCATATTTGCGATCACGCGAGATGTATCCGAAGGGTGGGTTGGAGTTGGCGCGGCTATTTTTGCGTTTGGAGTCATGACCGCGCTGCGAACGTGATCGGATTTTGCGCACTTCCATCTTCGCCATCACCACGCCAATGCCTGCCACCATCTCTCCGCCCTCCGATACGATATCGATCGCCTCGTCTATGCCATGTAGCGGCACACCATACTGGAGTAAGATTTTGGTCAGCCGATCGAATAGCGCAGGCGATCCAGTGGCACGATCGAGTACCGTCACCGTCACAGATGCGATCTCACCCGCCTTCACAGCTTTTAGTAATGCCTCCACTCCGTCGCGGTTTTCATCGGTTCTAGAGGCAACATCAGCGTAGATGCGAGTGCATCCGGCATCCCGTAACCGTTGAATCTGATTGGATAGCGCCACCGCAAAGGACTGCTTCTCAGTCGAGACTCGCGCCAAACCTGCCTTAATTTTTGCCACCTTGCCCTCATCCAATAGTTCACGGATTGTACTCCTGAACGGCTGTATCCGGAAGCCCAACGACAATTGTTGCAGGCATCCCATTCGCCACATCCACCTCAACTCCCACTTTCACGGCATCAATTCCAATCAGCGACGCACTCCAAATTCGGGACAACATACAACATTCCATGGGGTTCTAAGGCTCTCCCTAAGATTGCCCGGAATGACTATTGCAGTAACGCCCATGATGTGAAATGCGATCGTAAGTTTTACTTTTTCTCAGGCTCAGGCTCTTTTTTCTGGGTCAATACGGTCACACCCCTTCATCACCGAGCAGTCCCATTGCACCAGTAAACACTTTGTCTGCAAGGCTAGAGTCTTTGTTCAGGGCACCGTAGCCTAAGGCCGCAGTGAAGGCAAAGGTTACTACTCCGATAATCAAGCGTGTGGTGTTTCTGCTGGATTTAGAGCCTTGAGCTAGACGAGTTTCACGTACTGTATCTAATTTAGTTTTGCTATCTAGCTCCTTACTGCCGAGATCGAACTATTGGCGTTGTCGATCGATGACTAATTGACGATCCTGTTCTCGATCTTTGAACAGTTGGGTCAAGAATTGTTCAGCAAATACCTTATCTGTACCGATATGAGGCGAGAACGCTGATGCGTAGGTGTCAAATGGTGAATTTGATGGTTGAGCAATAGGATAGTTAACTTCAATACGTTGGAGCGGTGAAGATTCAGAGGGCTGGGAGGGGAGGGACTTATCGTCTGTCATGGGAAGGTCCGGGTGAATGCTTTGGTGAAGAACTTATCGAGTGAATACATTGCGTGGTTGACGACGTAGTTATCATCCTTATAAATCATGATGTACGCTTCAGCTTCGCCAGGATTACAATAATCCAGGGAAACAATCCATTGGGGATTGAGCTGTTTAAGCTGTTGGATATATTGATCGAAATATTGTTTTTCAACTTCGGTTGCGTTGACGGGAAGGACAAATCTTTTTAGCGGGGGTGATTCAGTTGGTGTTTTACCATTGCTTATGGGTGGGGCGATTCCCGTTCCGGGAGGCTTCTGCTGAGGCAGAGGCTTCGCTAAAGGTTCGGGGTCAACTTTTTGCGTTGTGCTTCCATTACCGTTGGTTGGGGTTAAGCGTTTGTTTCGTTCTCCAGTTTGGGATTGAAGGGCGCTGCGGGCAGTTTGATAACCGAACGCGAAGTCACGATCGAGTTTGCTAAGACGGTGAAGTCTGTCAATGTTGTTTTCTAAGTCATTGACGATCGCATTGATTTCGTCAGGAAGCGGTTTCGCAACTGGCGAGGGTGATGAGGCGGTAGTGCTGGAGGTCGATCGTTTACGGTCTCAATGCAGGGTCATGTCGATCGCCCACCCCCATGCTCCGATCGCCCCATCACCCTCAACCCTGTAGAAAAAATAAGAGTCTTTGACCTGACCTCTCTGGGCAGATATACTGAGGTCTAACCGATCGAATTTCCCTCCTACACTCTCAGTTTCCATGTGCTGCGATCGTTCCAGAACTAGACTGTTGTATCGCGATATTTTAGGGTGAGACTCATGAGTGATCGATCGATGAAGGTTGCAGCGTCTGCTTTGGCGATCGTGCTGGGTTTGGCGGGGGCTATCTCTTTGGATGAATAAGTTACGGGTTACTGAACGGCATAACCTGTGAATTGCCTCAATTCTGGAGGATGCAGACCCAAGACAATATCTGATTTTTGGACACCCATTTCCATTAACTCTAGATCTAATTCATGCTCTGTTGTATTATGCATAATCCAAATTTTGTTATTACGAATATCAATATGCATGACACAATGATGAACTCGTCGATCATGATGCCAGCCCATATGTACAATCTGATACCGATCGTGTTCCACATCAAAAATCGTTTCTACTTCAATATTGCCAAAGGATGGTTTGGATTGAGCGTGTTGATTGAGTAATTCGCGCACTATTTGAGGGTAATTTCGGGAATCCATAAAAGTTCTCTCTGCGATAAGGTGTCGTAAACTAGCAATTTAACTTGATTTTCCTCAACTCTTGATTTTGGAAAATCAAGCTGGAAAAACGTGTTAAAAGCAATGTACGGGATTGCTAAGTAGAGGATTCGATCGGGTGTTTCACTTTTCAGCGCTGCTCGGTAATTGATAAACTGCCCTAGTGCCCGGTGGAATTCAGAAATAGCAGAAGTCCCTGCGAGAAAACTTTTAACCTCGACGGCGATCTTTTGCCCTTTGCGTTCTGCCGCGATGATTCGCTCTGCTCCTAGATCAATCTCCATATCAATCCCACCCACCGTGATATTAAGGGGATCGTCAGTCACATTCCACCCTTCCTGGATGAGTGCGGCTTTAACCACGGGATGAAAATAGTCTTTAGCCACAGGATATCTTTGAGAGCAACGGCTTCTTTATTTTACGATCGATCGATCGTTTATGGTCTCAATACAGGGTCATGTCGATCGCTCACCCCACGCTCCGATCGTCCCTTCTCCTTCCTCAACTCTATAGAAAAAATAAGCGGTAGTGCCATTATGTAAAGGGTAAAGAATAATCGGATATTCTCAGAAGCGGTGCGGTAAGCATTTGACGATTAAAGGCTATTTTTCTCTGTCCTTTAGGTAAGGACACTACCCGATTTCAACCCGTCAATCCAACCATACAACCGATCGGCACTCCTCAAACCCTAAGCTCCACAGCCCCGATGCCCATTACCGTCGATCGCAGTAGTCAAATACAATTAGCGCTGATCAATCAAGAAACAGAGCCTTTGCACATGGCCGTATTAGTGATTTCAAGCAATGGTGACATCAGTACGGCTCATCCCTACATGCTCGAAGCGTCGATCGATGAAGCATTAGTGTCCGCTAATCAGGAGAGAATCCTGTCATTTGAATTTAATATTCGGAAAACACCGGGTCAGTTTGAACTGATGCTGATTGCAAGTCGTAAGCCGTTGAATAAGTTTTTGAAAGCGGTGGAAACGATCGTCCGATCGCGCGGTGATATCAAACGAGGAGACCCCATCACTCTCAGAGAAAATGAGCCGTTAGACGTGATGACCGATCTTCTAGAGGATGTCGATCGAATCAGTCGAGATGTGAGACTTCATACAG